ATATGATCAGACTCAAATATTTCCCCGTTGTAGAGCCAAGGGTTTTCATAACTCATAAAGCTCTTAGAATTATATGAGCCTTATTTATCCTTTGAACCCGGACAGAGTTATTATAGTCATAAAAAAGAGGGTCCGTCAAGCGAACCCTCTGAAATTATCAAAAGTTAATCAACCTTTCTTTGCACGAAGTTTAGCTAGAACTGCTCCAGCAACTTTCTCACCTCTTTCCTTAGAACCATAACGCTCACCAGCTTCTTTGGCAATCTTTTCAAATTGTTTTCCTGGTTTGCCAATATCTTCACCAGCACGAGCAGATTTTGCAGAATATGAAAGACCTTCTTTCATTTCCTTTTCATCTTCCTTTTCCTTACCTTCTTTTTCAGTTACCTTTTCACCCTTCTCTTCTTTACCCTTAGGATGCTTACCTTCCTTATGCTTTCCACCTTCATCTTTTTCAACTCCATGAGCTTCTAGAATGGACTTTCTCCACTCTTCACTCATGTTTGCCATCATTACGATTGCATTCTGTTCAGTCTCTGCATAACCTTCATCTAAAAGATAACCTTTAACCAAATCAAAAATGTCAACATCAGCAGCAAGATTTACACCCTTCTTAGCAAGATCAAAACCAGATGGTTTTGCAGCAGCAGTTGGTTTTGGAGCTGTGGTTGCAACAGGCTTTGGAGGGGCAGCTTTTGAAGCATTTGGATTGTTCAGTAAAGACTGATTTCCACCACCTTTTCCTAGATCCTTTGCAAGAGTTGGACTTTGAACTGAAGGAGTCATGGACATTTTGGATCTCATATCCTTCATTAAAGGATTATCTGTCTGAGAAGTTCCACGAATTCTTGCCTTTTCATCAGCAGCTGCAGCTAATTTTGGATTCGCAGCTCTCCACTGATCCATTGCAGATCCTGCGGGTTTTGTTGGAGCTGGAGCAGGTTTTGGTGCAGAAGTTGCAGCGGGTTTTGGTGCAGCAGCAGGAGCAGCAGGTTTTGGTGCAGCAGCAGGAGCAGCAGGTTTTGCGGCAGCTGCGGGAGCAGCAGGTTTTGCGGCAGCTGGTGCAGTTTGTCCTGGTTTTTTAGCACCTACATAAACATCTTTACCACCAAGTTTTGCTTTATACATTTTTTCTCCACCAACTACAGTTGTGTTTGGAGTATAAGCACCTTTTTGTGATCCTCTAAATCCACCACTTGTTTGTGCTTGATTAAAACTTAAAACAGTTCTTCCTTGAGACTTAGTTGCAGCTGTATCAAGTTTTGCAGTTCCAGCTTTATCTCTGCCACCAAAAAATCCTTGAGGTCCGCTAATATTAACTGATCCACCTTTTTGGAGATTGGATCTTACTGCAGCTGCTTGAGATCTATTCTTAGCAGCACCTGAAGCAGCAAAATTAACAGCAATCTCGTCAATCTGTTCTACACTCTCTTCAACTACTTCTTCAGAAACCTCAGGGGTCTCATAAACTTGCGAATAGGCCTCAATGAGACCTCTGATGTCTTGTCCTTCCATTTGTATACAATAAAAAGTACTTTTATAATGTTATTTATTTATCCTCCGGCTTCCAAGAGCAATCAGTTCCTTCAAAAACTGGAGAACATATTCTCATAGGCGGTGCAAGTTTCTTACAATCCTCTGAGTAACATAAGGACTCATCGTTCTTTTCTTCTAAGTATTTTTGTTTATATTTTTGATCATAATCGGAAATAATCCGATCATACTCCCGTGTTACATCACGAATTGCTTTATCAACATCTCTTTCAACTCTACGATTTACTTTGTTGGGATCTTGTAGTATAATCTCATTAAGAATCCCTTGCGGGAGATACTTTCTTTGTAGTTCGTCTAACAAATCCCAAAGACCACTTTCAGATACTCCTGTGCATTGTGAAAGTCCAGCTATAAGTGTAGATACAAAAACTCCCACAATAATTAATTGTTTTTTATCTGGTTTCTTTTTTCCGAACTGAAAGTTAAATTGCATGATTTGAAATCATTCTATTACTAGTTATAAGCATCAATAAATATAAAAATAGGGAAAGACTGAGGAAAATTAATGTCTAAACTTGGGATAGGAATTGGTACTAGTCCTAATGATGGTAAAGGCGATCCGTTAAGGATTGCAATGAATAAAATTAACAGTAATTTTACAGAAATTTACGATACTCTTGGTGATGGAAATAATGTAATAAGTTATGCAAATACTGCCGGAATATCTACACTTGCTAGAAATTTAACAGGAAATCCAATTATTAATATTAGTGGTCTTTCAAATACAGGAATTACTACTACAGAACACATAGAAGTAACAAACATTACCTCAACTGGTGTAATTACTGCAACTCAGTTTGTTGGAGATGGTTCTCAACTTACCAATGTTTCCGCTCTACCATCTGGTCTTGAAGTTTTAGATGATAATGTAAGAAAAGGTGTAGCAAAAGAACTTAATTTTGGGGCTAATATAGAATCCACTGGGCCCGATGGAGTTGGTAGGGTTACCATTTCAGTTACAAATGTTCCGAGAGCATCCTTTGCATCAACGGCAGGAATTGCAACTGTTGCAAATTATGCTTCTGTAGCCGGAATTGCAACCAGGGCGCAAGGACTTACTGGAACTCCAAATATTAATGTTGGTATAATAACCGCTTCAAAATTTGAAGGTCCTGGTTCTTCCCTAACTGGAATTGTAACTTACATTACCGCAGGTTCTGGTATTTCGATTAATCAATCTGTCGGTAATGTAACTGTTAGTACCAGTGGAGAAGGTACTGGAATTAAAGTTAAAAACATTTATTATGTAACAAAGGATGGGAATGATAATAATAGTGGTAGAGGTCTTGGTGACGCAAAAGCAACAATTAAAGCAGCAGTTGCTGTTGCCTCAACATCTCCAGGAGCAGTCATTAAAGTTAGTGCAGGAACTTACATAGAAGATAATCCAATCACATTACCAGATCAACTTAGCATTGTTGGAGATAGTTTAAGAGAAGTTACTGTTACTCCATTGAATACAAATAAAGATTTATTTTATGTTGGAGCAGGAAACTACATAGCCGAAATGTCATTCATCGGAGCTGCAAGTACGGGAGCTATTTTTGCTTTTGATCCATATGCAATTAGATATATTAATCAATCACCATACATTCAAAATTGTACTAACTTTATTGAAAATAGTACGGGATTAAGAATTGATGGCAAAAAAGCAATAGGACCATTAAAGTCAATGGTTCTTGACAGTTACACACAATATAATCAAGGTGGTATAGGAGTTTCTATTACAAATGAGGGATATGCTCAATTAGTTTCATTATTTACTATTTGCAATAATATAGCAGTGTATTGTGGAACTGGTGGAGCTTGCGATCTTACAAATAGTAACTCTTCTTTTGGAAATTATGGATTAGTTGCTGATAATGTGGGTCCCATTAAATATACTGGAATTATTTCACAAATTGCCGATGCCAATTCGTCAACATTTGCAATTGATTTAAATGTCCCAATTTATAATGTTTCAAACGCGGTTTACGATAACAATACTGGATTAACTACAATTACAACTTCCTCAAATCATAATTTCAGTGTTGGGATGGGAGTTAGTTTGAATGGATTGCAATTTACTTGTTATACCGGAATTGGTACTGGAAATGGTCTTGCTACATATCCAGATGGAACTTTTGGATATGTTTTTGAAGTTAAATCCGTGCCAGCGCCAAATCAATTCACAGTTCATGTCGGAGTATCTACTACTCCAAATCAAGTTTATTCTTCTGGGGGAACTGCAAAAATAGATGTCGTAAGGCCGTTTGATGGTCAAGTAGTTTACTTTGATACTTTATATTATACCGTTGATAAAATTATTATTGGTTCTGGTGGAACTGGATACACCTCTCCACCAACAGTAACAATTCAGGATCCAAATACCGATTGGGGAATAACTGCAACAGCTATAGCGAATATTTCTAACGGTTCTGTAGATGCGATAGAAATTGTTTCCAATGGAAGGGGATATAGTAGTACACCACCAACGGTTACAATAAGTTCTCCAGATGTTGGAATAAATACAGCAACAGCTATAGCAGTGCTCATTCCAACTTATTATTCTATTCAGAGATCTACTCCAATATCTGCAGGAATTTGCACAATTACTGTTACTGAAAATATTCCATATGCAGTTGGATTAGGAACAACCGTTCCATTTTTTAAACAAAGTAGAGTATTGGCATCTGGACATTCATTTGAATATATTGGTTCTGGAACAACTATTTCAACCTGTTTGCCATCAACTGGTGGAGTTCCTATTCAAGCAAATGAAACTGATGCTAAAAATGGTGGGCTAGTAGTTTATACCAGTACAGATCAGGCAGGAAACTTTAGAATTGGTGATGGTGTTGTAGTTAATCAAAATACAGGAACTATATCTGGAACATTTTATGCAAAAAGTTTGTTTTCCACAATGACGCCATTCATTCTAGCACTAGGGGGAGGAGATTAATATGGCACTCGCACTTAATGTATTCAAAACAATTACAAAAGTTGCAACAACTAGTCCAGTTGGAATTTATACAGCACCAGTAGGATACAATGGGGTTGTTCTATTAGCTCAAGCAGCCAATGTAGATACAGAATCTCGGGATGTTACTTTTTCACATAAAAGATCCTCTGCGGGAGTTGCTGTAACCACTAGACTAGTTAAAGATTATCCAATATCTGCAAATGATAGTATTAGTCTTGTAACTGGAAAATTAGTCTTAACTCCAGGTGATGTACTTGTTCTATCTGCAAGTAGTTCTTCGGCGATAGAAGTTACACTAAGTATTTTAGAAACTCTTAGCTAATCATGCCAAAAAATTTAAGTAATAGACAAAGACAATTAAGCATCGGAGTAAAATCTTATACCGAATCACAGACAGTATTTGATGTTACTGGTAAAGTTGGTATAGGAACAACAATTGCTTCATCTACCTTGACTGTTTGTGGTCAAGTTGGCATTACTTCAACTTTAACAGTAACGGCATTAAACCCAGCTTGGGGAGGAGATATACCAGCAAAACTTCTAAGTGTTAGAGAAGATGAAGATAGTTCGTGGAATACTTGTGTTGGAATTGCCACTGATCAACCATTAACAACTTTAAGTAGATTATTTCCAGAATTAAGCGTTAGAGGAACTATAATATCCTCAGAAACTCTTGAAACCTTAGGTGATCTTTGGGTAGATGGGGTTAGTTTTATTCAAGATTTAGAGTGTAGTGGATTATTAGTTAAGGGTGATGGTGCTATCACTGGAGAACTAAACTTAGGTGCATTAAATGTTACAAATGTCTATGTATCTGGTTTAATTTATGGTGATGGATCTAAATTAATTAATGTTAATGCCAATAATATATTTCCTACTCAAATTGGAGATTATAAACCTTTGAATGCTGCAGTTGTTGACGCTTTCGGACAATCTTTGCTTGGAAAATTTGATTGCAGTAGGCCCGATGGAGAACTGATTGTTGATCTCGGTTCATTATAACTAAATAAAAAAAAGAGGTTTATAAAAATGCCAACGCAAGTTCAATTTAGGAGAGGAACTGCAAGTGAAAATGACAATTTCACAGGTGCAGAAGGTGAACTTTCAATAAACTTAGAAAATAATAGTCTAAGAGTTCATGACGGCAGTACTGCAGGTGGTTTTGAACTAGCAAAAAACGATTTATCAAATATACGTGATGTTGGTGTTATTACTGCAACAGCTTTCGTCGGTGATGGTTCTGGATTAACTGGAATTATTACAACTGGTGGTGGTGGAGGAGGAAGTCTAGATCAAACTCTTGCAATTGGAAACACATCTTCACTAGGAATGAGTGTAGGCGTAATTACTGCAACTAGTTTTAATAGTACAAGTGGAGGAACTCCCACTATTGGTGCAGCAACCACAGTCAATATTAATGCTATCAAAGTTGCTATTAGTACTGATATTACTGTAGGGAGAAATGTTAATGTCTCTGGAATTGTTACAGCAACCAATGGATTTATAAGTGTCGGAAATACAACACCAATACAAATAAGTTTAGTAGGAAACAAATTAACTTTTACCGCTGTCGGTATTGGATCAACTACATTAACTTTATTTTAAATGATTTAAATGGAAATGGAAACTAAAGAAAAATCACAAATAGACGAGAATCATATTGGATTAGGAATAGAATATCCAACAGAATTGGGTGCAAAAAAATTATATGCAGTTGGATGTCATTCAGCTGAAGATTGGGAATATATTCATGAAGTTTTAATGAGAGATGGGACCCTTGAAGATAATATTCCTAAAGATAGTATTGAATGTGCAGATATAAAAGAACATAGTGATACAAGAGCTGTCTATCTATTAAATGATGAGGAAGCTGCTGAACTACTTAATCACCCGAGAGTTTTATTTGTTCATGAAAATTTTGAAAGTTATCCTCAAAAGTATAAAGCTCCACCAGAAGATTTAAAATTAGGCGCAATAAGAAACTATCGTTATAGTACAGAAAAAAAACAATATAGAAACTGGTATGATAATAGTCAACTTCCAGTTTCCCCAAATAGTTCCGATCTCAATAGAAGTGGATATCAACTTTTAAGGTGCGTAAATAAGGAAAATCCTTGGTATACTGGATTAACCACAGGTGCAAATCAAATTCTTACAGATAAAATTCAGTATTATGGTGACGGATCGAATGTTGATGTAATTGTTGGAGATGAGGGTTGTTGGTTTGGTCATGTAGAGTTTCAAAATAATGCAACTGGAAAGGGTCCAACAAATTATATTGGTGGTAATGTACTAAAATCAGGATTTTCTACATCCGCAACTACTGGAACATGTGACCTCCTAGATTTAGTTCTGGATGCTCCATATTATATTGATCCAGACTGGTTTGAAGCTTCTCCTGGTACTAGATTAACGACTCGTTGGGATGGAACTAAAGTTCCTGTAGAAAGTGTTGCAAGATCTTGGTGGGGTGATGCATCACAAAGATCCGTTGGGTTTTCTACAATAGGTGTAGTTGGAGTTACAACTGCATATACACGAGCTTCTTGTCTTGGAAGTAATACTGCAAGACCTACTAATGGAACTGACCACGGAACTGATTGTTCTGCAAATACATATGGAAGAACTCAAGGATGGGCTTTTAATTCCAACAAGTGGTTTATCAATGCTTATGGTGCTAATGGATCAGATATTGAACAATATTTCACTATAATGAAATTGTTTCATTTATATAAACCAGTAAATCCTGTTTATGGCACAAAAGATCCAACGATAAGTAGTAATAGTTGGGGATATCGTGATTCTAGTTTTAGAACTACTGGATATTATTTTTATAGAGTCGGAGTCAATACTGCAGGATCTTCATTAGGTATTAATTACACATCATCATCTTTACCTGGCTTCATGAATTATGTTGGTCAGTATGGTGATGCTAATAGAATGAAAGGCGAACATGTACCAAATGCATACACAGCGGCTGGTAAAGAAATGATTGATGCTGGGGTCATCTTTGTTGGTGCAGCTGGCAATAGTAATCAGAAACAAGTTAGTTCAACTCATCCAGATTATGATAATTTTTGGGTAGGTACTGGAAGCGCTGGAATTACTGGAATATGTTCATCAACTGCCCAACTTCCTGGAACTGAAACATTTTCAGTACAATCCGACACTTCAAAAAGAATTACTACTAGTTCTGGTCTTGGCACTGTAACTAGTATAACAAATAGTCTTTTAGGATCATTATCTTTAACATCATCAACAACACCAACAACGGGTAGTAATGATGATGGATATTGGATATTATCTTTACCGTTCAATGTACAATTTATTGGTATAACTACAAATATAGTTTATCCTGGAACTAATACTTATATTACTTTTGGTGGAGGGTCAATAAATTACTCTGGATTGAGTTTTAGTAATCCATCTTTTCGTAAAATAATGATATCTTCAGCTGACAATTCCTGTCAGAGGTTATATTATGGAACTGAAGGAGTTTCTCCTAATAGAACATATAGAATTAGATATGAAGGAACTGCTGGAATTTCTGGACTTTTGGGTTCTCCAAATATGGTTTATGAGGCAGTTTTTTATGAAAATTCTCCCAGTCAAATTGACATTCACATAGGATCAAATATTAAATCATCAACATCTGCTGGAGCAGCTTCGAGTTTTACAAATTGTACTCATAATGAATTTGGAATTACTGCATATAATTCAACAAATCGTAGAGGATTCCCTCAACAACTAGGCAAATTTATAGGTACAGATGGAAATGTAGTTTATCCTGTAATTAATATTGGTGCCCTTGATGATGCTTTCAAACCTTCTGGTATTGGTAGTGGAAAAGAATGGAAAGTTAATTATAGTGACATGGGTGAAGAAATCGACTGTTATGCCCCTGCAGATGGTACATTAACAGCCCAAGCCCCTGCGGGAACATATACTAGAGCTGATACTTATCCCGGACTTACAGTAACTCCTTATGATGGTAAATTTAGTGGAACGAGTTCAGCTTGTCCTGTTGCTACAGGATTAATCGCAACTAAACTACAATACAATCGCAGTTGGACCTGGCAAGATGTCAGAAACTGGTTAAGAAATACAGTTGGTGATGCAGACACTGATCAATTTTATACTGGTTATGAATCTACAAGTGCAAATAGTGCAAACTGGGCAGATGTTAATAGTTTAGAGGGCGGCAGACCAATAGTTATATGGGATGCATTAACCGGAAATGAACCACAGTCTCCGGTAAAACTTTCAATTACTGGTAATTTAAACTTTAGTGGCGGAATAACTGTAACATAATTTTTTTAATCCTAAATAAGCCGCCCAAATAATCTAGAACGATGAAAAGATTAGCACTTATCTTTTCGTTATTCTTTACTACTCCTGCTTTTGCTGGTGAAATCACATCAAAAATCACTGACTCAATTCAATTAAGCGTTCAGGGTGCAGCGGTACAATCTGAAAGAGTTGGTGGATCATACGCAGTTTCAGGCACCAATATTAATGTTACAACTCTTGGAGGAGTTGGTGGAGCAGGTTCTTATGCAGTCAACACAAACGGACAAGCATTTAGTTTCTCTGAAACATCAATTACTGCAGATTCTGTTGTCACCACTCAGTCGGCAGCTTCTGGAACAATTGCTTCTCCCAACCTTTATAGCAACTCTACTACTCAGTTAGCAGGAGACAAAGGTTCTCTTGCAGGTACTCTGAGTGGCACTGGTGTTCCTACGGTAACCGCTGGTGGTCCTGGAAGCAGCGCAACAGCACAAAGAACCATCGAGTTAAGCGTATTCAAGTGAGACACATAACTCCCGTTCTGCTAGCAGCAGCGGGATTTATATCTCCCTGCTTTGCTGCGCCCGTCACTCCCAACTTTACGAGTGGCACAATTACTTCTGAGACCAAAACTCGCACTGAAGTGATTGAAACTATCAAACAAATAGAATATACTACTGGGACATCTTATACTGTCACTGGTACTAACATTAATATCCCTGGAACACCTGCTCCAGGAGCGAACTATACGATAATCAATCAAGGTGCTCCGTTCCAGTTTAGTGAGACTTATCTGACTCCTGGAATTGCGAAAGAAACATGGATAGATCGCAAAACTACCGAAGATTCGGTAACAAATTCTATATCGGTATTTACACAATAGGAATACTATTTTATGGAACATTATCCCACGCTCAACAAGCTCCTAGTAATACTAACATTGCTGGGCCCAGTGCTAGTGCTACAGGCAATGTTACTAACCAAGCTGTCCAAGTCCTACAAGGACCATTTGCAGTTAACACATACGGTGGAGGAGTCAGTTGTCAGGGTCCAACACTGAATTTACAAACTTTTGGATACAATAGTTTATCAGGTAGTACCGATCCAACTTCATATCAACAAAATTCTCTGAATACTGGTTTATCAGCAGGGATTTCTTTTCCTCTTGATGGCTCTTTACAAGAACTTTGTAAATCAAGAGTTCGCACAGAAATTACCAGACAGCAAGCAGAGGCAGATAAAGCGCGACTTGATTTTGAGTTGGTGAGACTATTGAAATGTGGTGAAGCAATTAAGAGTGGAATTTCATTTCACCCAGAGAGTCCTTATGCAAAAATCTGTGCTGATGTTGTTGTGAAATATCCAAGAGTACAGGATGTGGCAAATGGAAATCAAACCAATCCAAATAAGAAGTAATCCTCCACCGATTATTCCAACAATAGAACCTCCTGTAACTCGCGGAACAGAGCGTTCTGTGATACCTCAAATTGATATGCCCATCATCAATATACCAGATACTACCATAAAGTATCCAGTGATTGATGTTCCGACTCAAGAAGAGTTTGATGCTGCTGTAAAAGCAGAACAGAAAAAGCAAGAAGAAGAAAAGGAAGAAAAAAGTAGAGGACTTCCTGATAGTAAACCTATATTACCACAGATACAAGTTCCTCAAGAATCTACACAAGACAAAATAATCAAGGAAACCAATACCACAAATACAAATCTAGGAGTACCTGTCATTGAAGTACCGATCATCGGAGAAGTTCCAGTTCCTCCAAAAGAACAGGTTATACTTGCTGGCACCACTGCTACTGCTTCTGTTGCTGCGGCTCTTGTTGGCAAATCTTTGGTGGAATGGATGGTAAAGAAAATGAAACCTATAGTTGAACAACTATTTGTAAGGGGTAAGAAACTCTTAAGTAGAGACCTTACCCCTTATGAACTTCAGATATTTTTTGCGTTTGAGAAAAGTCAATCTCTCAAGAAAGTCAATAAGTTACTCAAGAAAGAACAGAAGATTCAAAAGAAAGAACAATATAAGAAGTTTCACTCAAAGTAATCAATACTTACCTTCTACACAATAATCTGACTTTTTGTTTGGATTATATTCTTTATATCCCTCTTGTGGTTTCATCCATCCACAACCAATCAACCATTCCATTGTCATTGGTGTTGGACGAACCTGTTCCCACAATGGACCTTTGGTACACATCTCCAAGTGTTTTGCAGTTTGACCTGACTGTTCTTCTGCCCAGTTTGCATCTGCTTCCCAAGGCACAGCACGACTCTGACCCATACTCTCATAAGATAGTTTAGTCATCTTCATTACCCAAGAAGGAATCTCAGAATCTTGATGGACTTGTGCCATAAATGCCGTTTTCAATCCACCACCCATACAATCCTGAACGGTATGCCATCCTTCGTGTCTTAGAGTTCCCAGAAACTCTCTAGGATCTTTTAGAAGTTCTTCGTTGATGAAAAAACGATTGTATTCTGGTTTGTACAAACCAATCGTTCTTGGTGTGAAGTATCTACTGGGACCAATATAAACTGGAACATTCAGTTTATTCAGTGCTACTAAAATAGATTTGATTTCTGTTCTGAAATTGTCAAACTCTTTACCAGATAAAAATGCAGATTCTGGTGTAAGTTGTTCAACCCCTTCTGTACATTCTCTGAGTATCATACAACCCATCGCTCCAAGGCTGTATGCGGTAACTGTTGGTTGTTTCTTTTCTAATGAATTAGCAGTTGCTGGAAATGCTAAAGTTAATGATAAACCAAATGCAGTAAGGACTTTTTTCATTCATCCCACCATCCTTCTTCTTTATGTATCCAGATTTTCAAATCCATTACATACTTTCTCAAGATCTGGGCCTGTTGTTCATGCCAATAGTCACCCGTATCCATCCAGATACGGGTGTGATTATCTATTGCTTTGAGAATTTGATGTATAGGAGCATTCCAACACTCCCTCTTTGGAGTGTTCCACTCTCGCGGCATAATACCTCATGATTTACTTTTTTCTCTATTTGATCGTTCTCTTGCTTGAGATCTTTCTGGTGAATGTGTTAATCTAGTTCGCACGATTTTTCCCACTCTGTTTATTCTTCCAGAAGCTCTATCAATGAATTTAGAAGCAACAGTCTCGGGACCATCTCCTAATTCACCAACAGCACCTTCAATTCCAAGAGGAATTGCAGCAACTCCAAGATTTCCAACAGCAGCGGCAGCATTTTCACCTGCCTCTCTATCCATTTTTCTTTTTGGAAGTGGTTTATATTTTTCACAAATATTCATAAACTCTTCAAAAGTTTTCATTTTTTCTTTCCGCCGTTCTTCGCTTTTTTAGCAGTTGCGTTTCCCTGATTCTGTTTGGAGTTCTTTTGACCTCCAGCAGAACCTTTCTTGCCTTTGTTTGCAGATTTGCTCATTAGGCTCCTGTGCGAGGTTGAACGAATCCTTCCTCTAGTGCTTCAACTCTTTCTTCAAGACTTGCAGCGGGTGCTTCTTCTACTGGAAAAGGTTGTTCTGGTGGAGCTTCAACCACCACTTCTTCTCTCTTTGGCTCTTCTTTCTTTTCATCATCTTCTCCACCTTTCTTCATGGTATTAATTCCAAAAGTAGCCGCGGAGGCAGTAAAGACGGTTGCAATAAATGTTGGATCCATCTTAGCAAGCATACCAGCGTAAGAAGCGGTAAGAAGTGCTGCAGACCAACTCAAAATTGCAATACGAATCACTTGTCCCATAGCTTTTTCCCTTTTGTTTTCCATCAGTCCGTGTGATTGATGTCCATGCTATTTAGGTTTTTAGAACCTAAACTTGACCTTTGCAGCAACAGAATTGTTAGTAACTCCGTTGTTTACTCCGTGAGAACCCTCAACAAATAACATTTGTTTATAATCTACAGAAGCAGTTACATCATAAGAGTTATCAGTACCATAAGCACCTTCTACACTGACTCCAAACAATTCTTTCTTCTTACCACCAAAACGAGTTTCCAGTTTGAGACCTGCTTCACCAACATGTGTAGTTTGGTTGAATACATCTACACTTCTAGCAGATTCTGGTGAACCTGTTTCATTATAAGCATTTCTCTTTACATTCTGAACAGTATAACCAACAAATGGTTTTACTACCTTGTGAAGATGCCAGTATAAACGATTAGAAACCCACCACTCAGAACCAGTTGTTTCGCCAGCATTATTAAAGACACCTTCTACATTTCTATTGTACTTATAGTTACTGTTCGCAATCGCAGCATTTGTATTCAGAGTGAATGTATTACCTCTGAGTTCACTGAATACACCGAAATGATCTTTGTTCTGTTGTGTGCTTGAGTCAACACCATTGAGGTTTATGTTAACTCTATTATACTGAGCACCAAGAGTCCAACCTTTGGTTACATCAAACTCAAATCCACCACCAAAGATCTTGGAATCAGCAGTATATCCATCAGCATTATAAGATTGAACAAATCTATTGTTCTCAAATACTCTTAATCTTTGATTACCTGTTGTTGGTTCATGATTGAGAAGTCCATTGATACCATCATTAATTCCATCAAGAACTTCTAACTGATCTACACGACCAAAGTAATAATCGTAAGAATCTGATACTGCAACACTATCAGAATAAGCATAGGAATAAGATGGAGTTCCGTTGGTTACAGTTGTTGTTCCATTTGCATAAACAGTTGTAGTCACAGGAGTTGTGGTTGTGGTCGTAACCATTGGAGTGGTTACTGTTGTCACTGTTTGTTTTCTAACTCTTTGCTGACCACCAGTTTCATTTGAATTATAATTGTATGCTCTGGTTGTAACTGCTGGAAGTGTTTGTGATGCAGCAATAGCAGATGCAATAGAAGGAGCAATTGTTGAAGTATAATTCAGAACTGATCCAGTCACTTGTGAAGTTGGT